ATTTACAGGGTTAACTCGTTTAGGAGTTGGACTTAAAAATGGCAAAGTTGATTTATTAGAACTTTCTAAAGCTCTTATTAAAGTTAAAGAAGAAAAAGGCATACAAGCTGCTTTAGCTTTATCAGCTCCTTTAATGGGGGCTGATACCTTTTATTTGCTTACTCAAAGCGTAGATAAAACAAAAGAGCTTGTAGAGCAACAAGCAAAACTTAATAGAATTACCCAAGAAGGCGCACAACAATCTGCTGCTTTTACGGAAAAAACTGTTGCTTTAGAAACATCAATGATGGGATTAAAAAATTCCATCATGGGTCAAATGTACCCTGCTTTAAATGAATTAGCAGACATAGCTATTTCTGCAATGGAAGGCTTTAAAGGTCTTGACACTTCCCTGGGTGGAGCAACATCTAAAGTAGCTGCATTTGAAGCCGTAGCGATCCCTTTAATAGCTATAGCAGCTGGTCTTGGTTTAATTCCTTTAGGCGCAGGATTGGGTGTAGCTGCTTTGACTGGAGCTATTGGTGTTGCTGGTTATGGCGCTTACAATTATTTAACTGGTAAAAGCGGTACACCCGCTCCAGGTATGTCCGGAGGTTCTTTAACCCAAAGATTACATAACCCCGGGGGATTAAAATTTGCAAATCAACCAGGAGCTACTTTAGGCGAAGGAGGTTTTGCTAAATTTGAAACCGAAGAAGCTGGAATAGCCGCCCAAAATGCTTTACTAAATAGAAAAGCAAGCCAGGGTATGAACACCCTTAGAAAGCTAATTTACGGATCCAATGGTCATTTGGGATGGCTTGGTAGTCCAAGTGGACAAGACTATAAAGACGCTCCTTCTTATCTTGCAGATATGGTAAAAAGAACTGGAATGAATCCTGACCAAGTTATTAGTAATTGGGATTTAGTCCGTAGAGCACAAGCAGGACATGAAGCCGGTACAGCTAATACAACTAGTGTAAGCACCCAAATCAACACTTTGAACGTACATACTCAAGCAACAAATCCAGACGGCATTGCAAAAGATATGAACGCTGCAATCCAACAAAGAGCAGTAATTGATTATGGCATTGTAGGAAATCAATAATGAGTTTAATTCCATACCCTAATGTTCCTCCTTTACCAGGAGTTCCAGCCATTAACAGAAATTCTGCAGGTTATGTAGGCGCAGCTTTAAATATTGCGGCCCAACTTTTACCTAATAATTTATTTGGCACCAAATGGGCTATTACTGATGCTAGTGGAAATCTTGCTTTAGTTCCTGATTCTTTTGTTAATTTCGAATATAAAAACGAAAGAAAAATTCCAAACTACCCAGTAGAAGGCGGAAGCTTTTCTAACTATAATAAAGTAGCAATGCCTTTTGATTGTAGATGCGTAGTTACTTGTAGTGGTAATGGTTCTATGTCAAAGCAAGGTTTTTTAGCTGCTATACAAAATTATTTAGATTCTTTAATTTTATTGACTATTTCTACACCGGATGCAAGTTATCCTAATTTGAATTTAGTTCATGTAGATTATAGAAGAGAAGCAAGACAAGGCGCTACTCTTTTATTAGTCCAATTATGGTTTCAAGAAATACGAATAGCCCAGAAATCAACTGCCCCAAATACAGCAGAACCCTCTGGATCCGTTACAGTAGATATAGGCCAAGTATCCCCAGTTCCGCCATCTGCTGCACAAAATAAAAATATTTTGGGCCAAAAAGATGCAATAAACTTTGGCGTAAAAAACCCTAGTTCTTGGGATTGATATGCAAATAATACCTTTAACTCCTGTTGCCTCCCAAAACTTTACTATTCAACTTAGTAATCAAAATTGCAAAATCAATTTAAATCAAAAAAGTACTGGTTTATTTTTTGATTTGTTTATCGACGGAAATCCTATAGTTCAATCTATGCTTTGTTTAAATAGAGTAGGATTAGTAGCAGAAGCTTATCTTGGCTTTACTGGGCAATTAGTTTTTATAGATACCCAAGGTACTGATAATCCTAGTTATCAAAATCTTGGATCCAGATTTCTTTTGACTTATTGGACTTTAATATGACCTTTGCAATTCGTCAAATAAATCTTCAATTTTCTCAAGATAATGAAAAACCAGTTAATTTGACAGGTTTAAAATGCCAAGCAGTTATTTTAAACCCTAGTGTTTTGGCAAAACTCCAACTTAGAGTGTGGGGTATGACATTAGACCAAATGAATAGTTATTCTAATGTTGGTTCTAATGCCACAAATTTAACTAATAGAACTGTAACAGTTTCTGCTGGCATACAAGGACAAGTACTAGCCCAAATATTTTCTGGGAATATTATTTCCAGCTATATAGATTTTTCAAGCGTTCCTGATGTTTGTTTTGTTGTGGAAGCTTCTACTGGGGCAGAGTTTTTAGCAAGAGGAGCAGCTTCAACAAGTTACCCGGGATCAGTTAATGCAGAAGACGTTATCCGCTCTTTAGCCTCATCTATTGACTATGGCTTTACTAATGGGGAAGGCGATAATGCCGCTCACGCTATTATTCAAAACCAACAACTAAATGGTTCAGTAATCCAGCAAATGCAAACTATAGCTAGAGCTTCTGCTATTCCAATGGTAATAGAAAACAATACTGTTTCAATATGGGCAAATGATGGATTTAGAGATGGTGTATCGATTACTTTAAACGAAGGTAATGGCATGGTGGGTTATCCTACTTATTGGGCGGCAGGATTTGCAGTTAAGTCAGAATACAATCCTATGATCAGTATTGGAAGGCAAATAACTATTTCTTCTATTATTCCAAAAGCTAACGGTACATTTGCAATTCAATATGTAACTCATGAATTAAGCACTTTTATACCCGATGGTCCTTGGTTTACAACAGCAAGATTATCTCCGCCTCCCTATGTCCCAAACAACTAAGTCATACCCAAGTAATTACACCCCCCAAAGTGCTGCTACTGAAATAGGACGATTACAACTTATTATTCAATCGGCTTTAGCTGGGTTAAGAACAGCTATGCCAGTTCAAGTTATAGCTGTTAGTAACTCTGGGGGATTAGCTCCTATTGGAACTGTAACCGTTCAGCCTATGATTAGTGCAATGGACGGATCCAAAAATCTATGGAAACATGCTCCTGTTTATAACGTTCCTTACATGAGGATACAAGGTGGCGCTAACGGAATTATTCTTGATCCTGTGGTTGGCGATATTGGTATTGCTACTGTATGTGATAGAGACATTTCGGCAGTAAAAAATACTAGTAAAGTTTCTGCCCCAGCTTCTCTTAGAAAAAATGATTTATCTGATATGGTTTATTTAATGACCATTATTGGCCAAGCACCAACTCAGTACATTCAATTTAATAGTGCAGGATTAACCATACATTCTCCTACAAAGGTTATAATTAACTCGCCAAGCGTGGAAATAGATGCTTCTAGTTCTTGCACTATAAATTCACCATCTATAGTATTAAATGGTGCAGTAAGTCAAGGTGCTGGTTCTTATGCAGGTAATGCTACATTTGGCGGTTCAATGACTGTTACGGGGGACGTTACAGCCAATGGAACAAGTGTTCATACTCATAAACATGGCGGCGTACAAACAGGCAGTGGACAAACAGGAACTCCAGTATGACCATTATTCAAACCTCATTATTACTAGATCAATCTGCTTGGGATTTAGTTCTTGATATCAATGGCAATATTGCTTTAGCCAGTACCCCTTATTCTATAGCTCAAGATGTTGCTTCAGCAACTAGAACTTTTTTAGGGGAATGTTGGTACGATACTTCTTTAGGATTACCATATTGGCAAGATATTCTTGGAGAAATGCCTCCTTTATCTTTTATTAAACAACAAGTGGTAGAACAAGCTTTTACTATTCCTAATGTGACTTCGGCTAATGCTACTTTTCAATCTTTTGAAAATAGACAACTTTCGGGGCAAATTCAAGTAATAGATACAGACGGAGCAATAAACAATGTGGCTTTCGGTGGATAAAATATGACAACCAATGTTCCAGCAATCACTTGGGTTAACGGTAGCCCAGTTCTTCCCGCTGAATTAGATATTTTAAGCGGAGTTCAAGAAGATATCAATACCGCTTTTGGTGGAGGAGTTAATCCTTCTTTACAAACCCCTCAAGGGCAATTAGCGCAGTCAGAAACTGCTTTAATAGGCCAAAAAAATAATGAAATTGCTTATATAGCTAACCAAGTAAATCCTGCTTTTGCTTCTGGAATTTGGCAAGATGCTATTGGTTATATTTATTTTATAACCCGTATTCCTGGAGCTGGTACGGTGGTTCAAGCAACTTGTACCGGCGCAGTGGGTACTGTTATTCCAGCAGGCGCAGTAGCTCAAGACACTAGTGGTTACCTTTACTCCTCGGTATCCTCAGCAACTATTCCTGCTAGTGGATTTGTAACAATAGAATTTCAAAACGAAACACAAGGACCTATTGCTTGTAATATTGGCGCATTAAGTAATATTTACACAGCAATTGCTGGTTGGGATACCATAACCAATACTACTGCAGGAGCACTTGGTAATTATGTAGAATCAAGAGCTGCTTTTGAAGCACGCAGATCAGCTAGCGTGGCGGGAAACGCAGTAAACTCTTTGCAATCGATTTATGGAGCAGTAGCTTCTTTAGCAAACGTTATTGGTGTTTTAGTAGTAGATAATCCTTCTAATGGCACAGTAAACTATGGTCCTACAAGTTACCCATTAGCTCCTCATTCTGTTTGTGTAAGTGTTGCGGGGGGAACTTCTTCCGCTATTGCCCAAGCTATTTGGGGTAAAAAACCCCCAGGATGTAATTACAACGGTAATACTTCGGTTACAGTTTACGACAACAATTATTCCACCCCCGTTCCTTATACCGTTACTTATTTAACGCCTACATCGGTACCAGTCTATTTCAATGTAAATATTAAAAATAGTTCTTTACTTCCTGCTAATATTACGACTTTGGTCCAGAATGCTGTTATACAAACATTTAATGGCTTAGATGGTAGCGGACCCCCAGTAAGTATTGGCTCTACTTCTTATTCCGGTAGATATTATGCCAATATTAATGCTATTAGTCCTAATGTTAACGTAATAGAAGTATATTTAGGAACTAGCGCAAGTCCAACTACTTTATTCCTAACTATGGGAATTGATCAATTGCCTACTTTGACTGCTTCAAATATTTTGGTAACCCTGGTATAACTTATGTACGGATTAGTTCCCTTTTCAGGTTCGCCTTTTGCTTCTTTTGCAAATAAGCAAATAGCCCCAAAACCAACAGTAGAAG